CGCTGCACTAGGCCAAGTTCGCAATCTGGGTGCTACCGTCGTCAATCAGTCTGTAAACGTCGTATTCGGCACGCTGACGGGCAATGCGTTTGTACTGCCTGCCGGAGCGCAAGTGACACACGTCACGATTGTGACCACAACGGTTTTCAGCGCAGCGACCACACTCAAGCTGAGCATCGGCGGCGTAGATTTCACAACCACGGGCACGATCACCAGTGTTGGTAGCGTCAACCTGAACGCTAATGCAACTACCCCCGGCGGTTGGCTCAACGTGGGTGCAACGGATGCGCAAGTGACATACGCCATGACGGGCACATCTTTGACCACCGGCGCAGCAACCGTGCTTATCATGTACGTTGTGCGCAACCCTGACGGTTCCTACATTCCTGTTTCTGCTTGATAGGAGCCATGTATGGCACGTCCAGTAAAGGTCACTGTTGGTTCGGTTGCCTCGTCTTCCGTAATCCCGCTCAATACCTACGGCGTTCCCTTTAATGTGGGGATTGGCTGCGATGTGTCTGCGGGGGGCACATTAACCTACACGGTTCAACACACGTTTGATGATGTCCAAAGCCCGACTTTTAGCGCGGCCACGGCAACGTGGTTTTCAAACTCGACAATTGTGGCGCAGACAGCCGACAAAGACGGCAACTACGCGTACCCTGTCACTGCGGTTCGCCTGACGGTGACGGCGTGGACTTCGGGTTCTGTGACCATGACCGTAATTCAAGCGGGGTTTTAAAATGAACAAACAAGACATTGACAAAGCCTCCGCCGCGCTGACCGGGGCCATTAACTTCTTTTCTCCAGCGGTTGTTGCGCTGAACCAAGCAGGCGAGGTGTTTGATGTGCTGAGCAACGCCCTCAAGTTTAAAGACCACATCGAGAAAGAAGTGGAAGCGCTTAAAGCCGCTCTGGAGCCGTTGAAAGCAGCGGTAGAGACCAGTAAAGCCGCGATCACTGAAAACGACGCAGCCGCCGCGCAAGCCAAGGCAAAAGTACTGGCAGACATTGCCGACGCAAAAGCACAGGCCGACGCGGAAGTGAAGGCCATCAAAGCAGCCGTTGCCGACCGTACCAAGAAAGCCGTGGCAGATTCTGAGGCCAAGATTGCGGAAGTCGCCGCTGCGGCAGACGCGGCTAACACCCGCTTTGACGCTACGCTAAAAGGTCAGGAAGAGTACGAAGAGCGCTTGAAGTCCGACGTCGCCGCGCTCGAAGCCAAGCTGGCGGCACTGCGCGAACAGGCCCAGAAGTTTGCAGCCTCGCTGGTAGGGTGAAATGGGCGTCAGTGGCGTTGTTCACATTAATCCGGGGAACACCTACTATCTCAATAACTTTGATCAGTCAGGAACGGTTTACTACATAGGGAAAACGCTAGAGAACGGCATTTGGTTGGTTCAAAAATACAACGCCTCTACGGGCGCTATGCTCTATGCAAACATCAGCAACAACGCCAGCTACAGCACGTATGGCACAGCTTGGGAAAACCGGGCAACTTTGAACTACGCCGAGTTTCAGAAAATACAAGGCTTTTGAGGACTAAAAATGGCAAAGTCAACCAGCACATGCAACAACTTGCTCAAGTTAATTTTTAATGGAACGGCTTGGGCAAATATGGCGGATAACGCCGCGGCATCGCCCTACACGAGTCTGTATTTGAGTTTGCACACGGCTGACCCCGGAGTGGGCAACAGCCAGTTAACCAATGAAACGGGGTACACCAACTATGCGCGTGTTGCAGTTGTACGCACAACATCAGGATGGACGGTTTCAACCAACACGGCAGTTAATGCGGCTTTGGTTCAGTTTGCTCAGTGCGGCGCTACGGGCGCTACGCTGACGTACGTTGCTATTGGAACCGCCTTAACAGGTGTGGGTAATGTGCTTTATTCGGGTCCGCTCAACTCCTCGCTGGCCGTTGCCTCCGGCATCCAGCCGCAATTCAACGCTTCGGCACTGACCGTCACGGAGACCTAAATGCAGCAGCCCAACCTTGCCAAAGGTGATCCGCCTTTATACGAATGCGCTAAATGCGGTGAACCTGTATTCTTGGTCGGGGGTGTTATTTACAAGCCTTGTGGTCACACGGATGCGGCAGTCTTGGCAAACATGACGGCAATCGTGCGCGGGACATCAGAGGTCAAGTAGTGGCCATCCGTTCGTACAAAGACTTGGTTGACGCAGAGGAGGCGGGGCAAACCTTTATTGGTGGCTTTCGTAAGCAGCTCATCCCTACAGCAAACAACAGTTGGTTCGACGTAACGCTGAGCCCCGGCAACCCGCTGCCTTTTTACTATGCATCATCGGCCCTTAGCGGAGCACAGCTTCGCCAGTCAGTGCATGGCGGCATTCCGCACAATCAACCCGTAGCCGGGCTTGGCTATAAAACGTACTTGAAAACGCTCACCGTCACGCCTTCGATTCAGCAGTTTTGCGCCGGGCCAATGATTCTGATGGACTATTTATACTACTACCCCTTCATTGACGCAGGCAACACAGACGAGCAGTTTATGAATCAAGGGGAGGGTTTGCCACGTTACACAAGCGGCAAAGGGGTCAGCGTCATGGCTGTGCAGATGGCGGGCTTGCTGGGCAGTGGCAGCCCGACTTTTCGCTTTACCTACATTAACCAAGATGAGCTGCTGAGAACGAGCCCCACGCAGACCTGCGGCTCGGCAAATTTGACCGGTCAATTGGCGACCGGCAACACCAACAACATCGCCATGCCAAACAGCAACTATCCTTTCTTGACATTAGCGCGTGGCGACACGGGTGTTCGGACAATTGAGTCAGTTACTTTTGACAGTGCCGACATTGGGTTGCTGGCCTTTGTGCTGGTCAAGCCTTTAGAGCAGATCATTTTGCGCGAAAACACGACAGGGGAGCGCACCCCTGTGACCGACTTTTTTGACCTGCCCGTCATTGAGGACGACGCGTATCTTTCGATTTTGATGAACTCCGGCTCTTCTCAAACAAACCAGTCGTCGTTCATCGGAACAATTCAAACTGTTTGGGGATAAATCATGGCCTTGCAATCAATGGATCAAATCATCGCGGCCATTACTGGCGGGCAATTCAACCGCACCGACTGGAACAAAAACACGCTGCCCGGCTTTGCGCATGTGGCTGGCCAGTGGTATGACCTGAGCACTGGCGCGGGTAACCCGTTTCAAAACTCATTAGTAGGGGCCACGGCCAATCTGTCCTTTCAGGCGCTGTCTGATACCACCAGCATCACAGCAAACACCGCGGCTTTGGGCGGTTCAATTACAGGCACTGTGTTCACGGACACCGTTCACGGCGTCAACCGCTTTACCGTCGGCATGCTGCTCAGCGGTACAGGCGTGGCTGCGGGCACTTTTATCACCAGCTTGGGCACCGGCACCGGGGCAAACAACGGCGGCACGTACAACGTCTCGGTCTCTCAGACTGTCACTGCGCAAACAATCAGCGGCAGCGCGGCAGCAAACGGCATTTACACAGGCGGCAATGTCGCGCCCAACATTAAAAACGTGCTTAACGCATCAATCTTTTCAAGCGCCGTAACCACCGCTCCTGCCGTGTTGATGCTGGTTGACCAAGTGGCGATGTTTACTGTTTCGTCGGTCACTACAACCGGTGCGCAGTCTTTCACCGGCACACAGAACCTGCCTCGGTACAACACGGGCGCTGGCGTGCAGGCATTTATTGTGCCAACTGTCGCTATGGGTGCAGGTACGCCAACAATTCAGATGAGCTACACCAATGCGGACGGCACGTCGGGCCGACTGACTCCTGCAAGCCCTTTACTTCCAACGGCCAACACGGCAGCGCCTGTCGGCGCAGTGGTGTACAGCGGTACCGGCGCGGGCAAGTACGGCCCCTTTATGCCACTGGCATCGGGTGACGCAGGCATTCGGTCTGTGCAGTCTATCAACCTGTCGGCGACAATGACCTCGGGCTGTCTCAGCGTCATTCTTGCCAAACCCATTTTTACGATGCCCATCACAACGGTCGGCGTGGCAAGTGAGCGCGATTTGGTCAACCAACTGCCATCCATGCCTAGAATTTTTGACGGGGCCAACTTGCAGTGGTTGATGTACGCAGGTGCATTGACGCCGGCTAACAGTGCCTTTTACGGCTCGCTTGATGTGGCCTGGGGCTGATATGGCACTGGTCGGCAATTACAGCAACTTCAACAAGCTGCCGCTCAAGTTCACCGGCAGTTTTTTGCAAGGACAAACCGGCACGATCCACGCTGGCAACCAGAGCAACTTCAACCAGTCGGGCAGAGTGCGTAGCCGCATGCTGCAGGCCGAAACGACTGAGGCTTTGCAGCTTTACTCTTTACCCAACGGTAGCTATCCCAGCTTGACTTGGTTCATCGCGCAAAAGGCCGGGCAGATCGGCTCCAGCAATCAAATCTACGGCAACGGGGTTGCATCAGACGCAAACTTAGCTGGCGGGCTGCCGACTGACGCTACTCTGGAAGGTTTCGGTGAAATCACGAACGGCAATTTGACGCTGATTGCCGACCTGATCGCGGCGATCACGGGCGCGGGCGGTGTTGCGCCACCGCCGACGTTGCTGGGCACGCTGTACATGTTCAGCGACCAGCTTACCGGCAACGGTGCGGTGGCTGCTACTCTTACGGCATTCGCCTCGGTGCAGGCCGACTTGGCAGGCGCAGGGTCGTTGTCGGGTGTGAAATACGCCACGGGCGAGTTAGCAGCGGACATCACAGGGCAGTCTGTTTTGTCGCCGGAAAGCTTGGCCTCTGCTGTTTGGAACGCCCTAGCAGCGCAGTATAACGATGGGGGCACAATGGGCGAAAAAACAAATGCCGCGTTAAAAATTGCTGAATTTATTGCACTTCAAAATCCGTAGTACACTACCAAAACACAGGAATCGCATGGCAAACGCAATCCCGAAAACCACCAAAGGTAAAGGTCGCAACTACCTTAGCGCAAAAGAAGGCGCGGGTATGACCGCTGCCGGCCGAAAAGCATACAACGCAAAAACCGGCAGCAACCTCAAGGCCCCCCAACCACAGGGAGGCAAACGTAAAGATTCTTTCTGCGCCCGCATGAGCGGTGTGCCGGGGCCGATGAAAGACGAAAAGGGCAAGCCGACGCGCAAGGCGGCTGCGCTAAACAGGTGGAAGTGCTAATATGAAACACGAACTAACATCCTCTGTTAAACAGGTCATAGACACGTTGTCAATTGCAACTGTTTTGGCTACACTTTCGGACATGTTGCCTTCAATTGCGGCCCTTTTTACTATCTGCTGGACGGCAATCCGTATTTGGGAAACGGACACCGTACGGGGTTGGACGCGCCGAAAGAAGATTGATGCCGAGCACAAGCAAGAAGCAACACAATTTCATGGCGGCGGTGGCCAATAACCCATCGTTTGCCAAGAAGGTAGGAGTTCCACAGTCCGTGGGACAGGACTTCAACAAGGCCGATAAGGGCCGCAAATTTTCAAAAGGGGGTGATACTGTGGCTTCCAAAATGAACGCTGGCTTCATGGCAATGATGGCTAAGAAAAAAGGCGAGGGCCCCTCCGCAGTGGGTAAGCCGGTTATGAAAAAAGGCATGGACATGGCCAAAGACGGCATGAAAAAGATGGCTTCTGGTGGTATGACATCCGCATTGGCCAAACACGCCGGTAAACCCGCTTCTCAAGCCCACGCTGGTCTCAAAGCCGGTGGCATGACCAAGATGGCCAAGGGTGGCGGCATCGAGTCCAAGGGTAAAACCAAGGGCAAGATGGTCGTCATGAAGTCCGGCGGCAGAACCTGCTGAGACCCAACATGATGCCGAGCCGTGGCATGGGGGACATCAACCCCAGCAAAATGCCCAAGGGCAAAAAGATCACCCGCAAGGATGATCCGAACAAGGTTGACTTGTTTGCCAAGGGTGGTAAGGTCAACGCGGCTGGCAATTACACAAAGCCCGGTCTTCGCAAGAAGATCGTGAGCCAAGTCAAAGCCGCTGCAACGCAGGGCACGGGGGCAGGGCTCTGGAGCGCGAGAAAAGCGCAGCTTGTGGCCAAGAAGTACAGAGCCGCCGGCGGTGGATATCGAGACTGACATGAAGGCACCGCAGAAATCCCTCAAGGACTGGGGCGACCAAAAATGGGGGACGAAAAGTGGTAAAAAATCTTCTGAAACAGGCGAAAGATACCTTCCAAGCGCTGCGATCAAAAGTCTCAGCCCTGCTGAGTACGCTGCAACGACCAAAGCCAAAAGAGCAGGAAAAGCCGCCGGGAAACAGTTCGTAGCTCAGCCAAAACGTATTGCAAAGAAAACAGCAGGGTTTAGATAATGGCAACCTCCGGCACCGCAGCATTCAACCTTGACTTGACCGAACTGGTCGAGGAGGCGTTCGAGCGCGTCGGTAGCGAGATGCGTACGGGCTACGACTTGCGGACTGCCCGCCGGTCGCTAAACTTACTGTTTGCTGACTGGGCCAACCGTGGCGTGAACATGTGGACGTTTGAGCAGGGCTCCATCACGATGGTTCCGGGCACGGCCACATACAACCTACCAGCAGACACGGTAGACCTCTTGGAGCACGTCATCCGCACGGGCGCAGGCAACTCGGCCACACAGGCAGACCTGACCATCACGCGTATCAGTGTTTCTACGTACGCCACCATCCCCAACAAGCTGGCCCAAGCCCGTCCGATTCAAGTCTGGATTGAGCGTCTTCAGGAGGCCCCGCGCATCACCGTATGGCCGGTGCCAGATGCCAGCCAGACCTACACGTTCGTGTACTGGCGCATGCGCCGCATTGATGACGCTGGTGGCGGCGTGAACACGATGGATGTGCCGTTCCGGTTTATCCCCTGCATGGTGGCGGGGCTGGCCTACTACTTGGCCATGAAGATTCCCGGTGGCGTGGAGCGTCTGGGCGTGCTCAAACAGCAGTATGACGAGGCTTGGCAACTGGCTTCGGACGAAGACCGCGAGAAGGCGTCTGTACGGTTCGTACCGCGCCAGCAGTTTATTGGAAGTGGTACGTAAGTGGGCAACCGTTTCTCCTCCGGCAAGAACTCGATTGCCGAGTGTGACCGCTGTGGGTTTCGGTTCAAGCTGACGTCCCTGCGCAAAGAGACTGTCAAGACGAAGATTCGCAACATCATGGTGTGTAGCATCTGCTACGACCCAGATCAGCCGCAGTTGCTGTTGGGCATGTATCCGGTAGATGACCCGCAGGCAGTGCGTGATCCCCGCCCAGACCGCAGCTATGTGTCCTCTGGGACCTTGGCGAACGGGTACCAAGGGGAAGGTAGCCGGAATATTCAGTGGGGCTGGGCACCTGTTGGCGGCTCTAGAGTTTTTGATGACGCACTGACACCCAATTTATTGGCTTTAGGTGTGATAATTGGTACAGTGACAGTTCAAACGACGTAAGGAATCTATCATGGCAAATCCAGACAAAACCGTTCCCGTCCAAAAAGGCGGCTCTCCCAGCGCTCCCGGTGGCAAAACCAACGAAGACATGCTCAAACTGGGCCGTGGTCTGGCCAAGGTCGCAAACCAAAAGCGAGGCTAATCATGGCTACCAAAGTAAATAATCTCTCCGCTGCGGCGTACGCCAAGCCCCACACCATGTCCGGCAAACCCGTGACTGTGGAAGCCAACCCGGGCAAGATGCCAAACCGCAGCAAGCTCGACACTGTGGATGCGACTGTTGGCAACATCAGCAAGTCCGCTGGCAACGAAACAACCAAAACTGCGGGCACTGTAACTCGCGGTAACGGCTGCGCCACCAAGGGCATCACCGCCCGTGGCCCAATGGCGTAAAGCATGACGTACACCGAGCTTGTAGCGGCTATCCAGTCGTACACGGAGAATCAGTTCCCAACCACGTATTTGGCGAACGGCTCAACCGTGTCCAGCACAACTCAGATTAACACTCTGATTGAGCAGGCTGAGCAGCGCATCTACAACTCGGTTCAGTTCCCATCGCTTCGCAAAAACCAGTACTCGGCAATAACGGCAAACAACAAGTACGTGTCGCTACCCAACGACTTTTTGGCGGTGTACTCGTTGGCTTTGGTGACAGGTGTTACTGGCGCAAATTTAGACACGGGCGCGTACGAGTACCTGCTCAACAAGGACGCAAACTTCATCCGGCAGGCGTACCCCACTCCAAATTCCACAGGGGTTCCAAAATACTACGCGCTGTTCGGGCCAACAATCGTCAGTTCAGCAATTACAAACGAGTTGTCAATCATCCTTGGCCCAACGCCTGATGCTGCGTACTACGTAGAGCTTCACTACTTCTACTACCCCGAGTCAATTACCACAGCGGGAACTTCGTGGCTGGGCGACAACTTTGACTCCGTGCTGCTGTACGGCAGCTTGGTTGAGGCCATGACGTACATGAAGGGCGAAGCAGACTTGGTTACTTTGTACAACACCAAGTACAACGAAGCGCTGGCGCTGGCTAAACGACTCGGAGACGGGATGGAGCGTCAAGATGCCTACCGTAGTGGTCAAGTCAGGATTGCAGTCACATGACCATAGCCCAGACGTCCACGACCAGCTTCAAGGTGGAATTGCTTCAGGCGGTTCACAACTTTGGCCCAACGTCGCCCAACACATTCAAGATCGCGCTGTACACGGCAGACTCAAACATCGGCCCGACCACGACTGTATATACAACAACCAACGAGGTTGTGGGCACAGGATACACGGCAGGGGGCAACACGCTGGTCATCTCCACCAGCCCAACCTCGGGCGACAACAACGCAAGTGTTCCAACTGCCTTTGTCAGCTTTGCCAATTCGTCTTGGGCAACCGCATCGTTCACGGCTCGTGGCGCTCTGATCTACAACAGCACGCAGGGCAACAAGTCTGTGGCGGTGCTGGACTTCGGCGCGGACAAAACCGCGTCTGGCACTACTTTTGAGATCGTCTTCCCTACTGCCAATGCCACCAGCGCAATTGTGCGAATTTCATAAGGACCAACATGCTTGTAACCACAACCAAAGGCGACATGGACGACTCCCTGCTTGAAAAGCGGGAAGGTACAGTGGATAATGACAACGAACTCACCACATGGGTTGAGTACTGGTTAGATGGTGAGCTTGTCCACCGTTCTGCCCATGTCACCCTGAAAAAAATGCCCAGTTTTGCTGGTGGCGAAGCAGCTTCTTTTGCTTAAAGGATAAATACCGTGGCTGGAAGATCGCACATGCCAGAAGTTGAGCGCTTTATGGAAAAAGTGAACAAAATAGAAAATGGCTGTTGGCTGTGGACGGCGTACCGTATGAAGAACGGGTACGGGCTGTTTCGTACCCCAGCTAGAAATGAGCTTGCACATCGCGTAGCGTACAGGCTTTTTAAAGGCGTTTTAAATACGTGCGATGTTATGCACTCATGCGATACTCCAGCGTGTGTAAACCCAGATCATTTAAGTCTTGGCACAAGAAAAGAAAACATGCAAGACGCAAAAAGAAAATTGCGTATGCGTGTAGGCGAAACACACGGTCGAGCAAAGTTAACAAACAAACAGGTTGAGTTTGCAAAAACAGCGCCGGGGCTACAACGAGAAATTGCGGATTTTCTTGGTGTCTCACAAGGGCACATTAGTTTTATTCGCGGTGAAAATCGTGGGCATAGAGTGTAAACGTAAGCTGGGCAAAGCCCACGAAAGGAACTATTATCGCTAACACCCAATCAATGTGCACCTCTTTCATGGGCGAGTTGCTGACAGCAACGCACAACTTTGGCACTGCACCGATTCGTGCGGCTTCTACGGCTGACACCTTCAGGGGCGCTTTGTACTTGGCTTCTGCCACCATCAATGCTTCAACCACTGTGTATTCGTCAACGGGTGAAGTGACAGGTTCAGGTTATTCTGCTGGAGGCATCGTTGTAACAAACGCAACACCTCCTTCTGCCACCAACACTTCAGCGACTGCTGGCGTGGCGTTCTTCACGCCTTCCGCCAGTTTGACTTACACCTCGGTGACTTTGGCAACAGCATTCGATGCCGTCCTGATCTACAACGCATCACAGAGCAACAAGGCGGTGAGTGTCCACACATTTGGTTCACAGACCATCACGGCGGGTACGTTCACCTTGACGATGCCTGGGAATAACACCACCACGGCACTGTTGCGTCTGGCTACAACCTAAGCGGAGGCGGCGCAAGCCGTAGACCATGTTTGGTATATCCGCATTTGCACAAGCCCCATTTGCGGCTCTTGGCGAAAACGTAGTCATCGTCGCCCTGACGGGCGTGTCCGCGTCTGGGGCTGTTGGGTCTGTAGCAGAAGAAAGCGCAGTTGCCCTGACTGGGGTTGTGGCCGCAGGCAGCGTAGGGACTGTTGTTGCTGAAGGATCGCAAGCAATAACAGGGGACGAGGCAACAGGTAGCGTTGGGTCGGTCAGCGTCGATATTTCTATTCCCCTGACCGGGGTCACGGCTCTTACAGACGTTGGCAATGTAGACGAAACCAACTTCCCATTATTGGCTGGAGTTCACGCCAACGGCGAAGTTGGAACACCGGTAGCGGCGCTAACGCTTGCTCTGTCCGGCGTCGCAGCCTCGGGGGCGGTTGGCACAGTAACCAACGGCGGTGTAGCAGTTGCGCTGTCAGGAGTTGAGGCGGCGGGGCTTGTTGGGACGATGATCTACAACGAGTCGGACGCAACAACCGGCGATGTGGCTGTAGGCGAAGTTGGCTCGGTAGCCCCTGTGATTTCGGTTGCTTTGACGAGTGTCACGGCTTCTGGGGCAGTCAGCGCTGTTGACTACGCGCAAGTTGGGTTCTTGACCACGGACTCCGCGTCTGGTTTGGTTGGATCGGTTGGAGTTTCAAAGACTTTTGCGCTGTCAGGTGTGTCTGCTTCTGGCGCGGTTGGAAATGTGATCGCTGTCTATTGGATTTTGGTAGATGACAGTCAGACCCCAAACTGGCAAAATGTAAACGATGCTCAATCTTCTAGCTGGGCGTTGGTGAATACCGCAGAGACCCCCGACTGGGCGTTAGTTGAGACAGATTAAGGATAAATATGGCTCTCGTACTTGCAGACCGGGTAAAAGAAACGACCACCACGACGGGTACGGGAACAGTAACGCTCCTCGGCGCATCAACTGGGTTTCAGTCTTTTGCGGTGGTTGGCAACGGCAACACCACCTACTACACCATTGCCGGTCAAACGGGTTCTGAGTGGGAAGTCGGGATCGGCACATACACAGCCTCTGGAACTACGCTGGCCCGAACAACGGTGCTGTCATCTTCTAACAGCGGCTCGGCGGTCAACTTCAGCGCCGGTACAAAAGACGTGTTTGTTACGTACCCGTCTAGCAAAGCCACCTACGAGGCCGCAGGTCAAGAAATATACGCAGGAGCTGACGGCTCCGTCTATTTAAACGCACAGACAATTACCAAAAACACTTTCGTGCCAACAAACTACAACGGCATGAGTACCGGGCCGATAACAATAAGTTCGGGTGTATCGGTTACTGTTTCCAGCGGCTCACGCTGGGTTGTTGTGTAGAGGAAAAAACATGAGTTCAATAGTTGTTTCAGGCGACACATCTGGGGCGGTAACGCTGTCTGCCCCTGCGGTAGCGGGTACGGTGACTGTGACTTTGCCAGCGGCAAGCGGCACTATGCTGACCACAGCATCTTCTACGGGCATTAGCGGTAGCGCAATATCTTCTGGCACTGTTGCAGAGGCTTACGGCGGTACAGGCACATCAACTGGCTATTACGGCTTCAAGAACCGCATCATCAACGGCGCGATGGTGATTGACCAGAGAAACGCTGGGGCGAGTGTTACGCTGAACGGCAGCGAGTCTTTTGTTACAGATCGCTTTGCTTGCGGTGATGTGACTGATGGTTCGTTTACGGCTCAACAAGTATCGGACGCACCAGCGGGTTTTATCAACAGCCTAAAATGCACGATCACTTCGGCTGATTCCAGTTTGACAACCACTCAAACAGCATACTGCTACCAAACCATTGAGGGTTTAAACATTGCAGATTTTGCATGGGGTACAGCAAGCGCCGCAACAATTACATTGTCGTTCTGGATCAAGTCAAGTTTGACTGGGACATTCGGCGGCGCGTTACGCAACAGCGCTGCCAATCGTGCATACCCGTTTACTTACGCCATCAGCGCAGCAAACACATGGGAACAGAAAACAGTCACGATTGCCGGTGATACATCTGGAACTTGGCTTACAACAAACGGCGCTGGCATCAACCTTCAGTTTAGTCTTGGCGCTGGGCCAGATCGTCTTGGCACTGCTGGCGCTTGGAACGCAAACAACAATGTGGGCGCAACAGGTCAAGTACAGGTTATTGCCACGAATGGTGCTACATGGGCCATCACAGGCGTACAGCTAGAAAAAGGCAGCACAGCCACATCGTTTGACTACCGGCCTTATGGGACGGAGTTGGCGCTTTGTCAGCGGTATTTTGCTTTAAACACTCCCGGCTGCGGTAAAACATCAACTACGACTAATATGTCTGGCACTATAGGTTGTCCAGTTACTCTAAGAGATGTTCCAACAGTTTCTCTTTTTAATGGAACAAATAAAGTTGCCGATTTAGGGGTTGCTTTTAGAAATATTACAGCAATTACAGCTTGGGAAGGCGCGACTGTTTATGGTGGCAACTTAACTTGCACTGTTTCAACAACAACATCAGGTGCAGTTTCAACTTATTTGGGCGGTGCAATAGCCCTTATTGCGGAGTTATAAAATGTACCAATTAACACAGTCATCAGAATGTATTAAGCGCCTATCTGACAATGCGTTTATCCCCCTGTCAGAAGGCAATACCGACTACCAGCAATACCTTGCATGGCTGGCAGAGGGCAACACGCCATTACCTGCTGACCAAGGAGAACAACAATGACCGCGACAATCAACGCATCGACATCGGCGGGGGTAGTCACGACTGCTGACACCTCTGGGATTTTGCAACTTCAGACAAACGGCACTGCCGCGCTCACCGTATACGCTTCACAGAACACCACCATAGCGGGGACATTAACCACGACAGGTGTAACCACTTTTGCCGCTGGTTCAGCAGCAGCCCCCGCCATCACCACCACGGGCGACACCAACACAGGCATCTTCTTCCCTGCGGCTGACACCATTGCTTTTGCTGAGGGTGGTGTGGAGGCTATGCGTATCGACTCTAGCGGCAATGTGGGTATTGGGACGAGTTCTCCGGGGGCTACTTTAGATGTTGCGGGTAATGCGCGAAGCAATGCTTGGATAGGCAGGGCAAATGGGTCTGCTCCAACCGCAGATGCTGCTATTTATCGTGCAGCCGACAACACACTTGCGTTTAGCACTGGCAACACAGAACGCGCCCGCATCGACTCCAGCGGCACTCTGCTGGTGGGGGCTACAACTACCCCAGAGACTTGCAGACTGGGTGTTACACATGATGGAAATGTAATTTTTGGCATTGTGGTCAACAATACGAGCGCGGTGAGTCAGTCTGAAACTGCCCTTCGTTTGCGCCGTAATGGTGCAGGTGTTGGCTCAATCAATACAACGCTTACGGCAACTTCTTACAACACATCGTCAGACTACCGCCTAAAAGAAGCCATCGCCCCAATGACAGGCGCTCTGGCAAGGGTTGCACTCCTGAAACCAGTTACATACAAGTGGAAGGTGGACGGCTCAGACGGTCAAGGCTTCATTGCTCACGAACTGGCTGAAGTTGAAGCAGGGTGTGTTACAGGCGAGAAAGACGCAGTGGATGCTGAAGGTAAGCCTCAGTATCAGGGCATCGACACCAGCTTTTTAATTGCCACGCTGACTGCCGCCATCCAAGAGCAGCAGACCCTCATCACCGCCCTGACGGCACGAATCACAGCACTGGAGCAAGCATGAATATAACCATTAACCAACTGAACCGCGAAGCCTCAACCGGCATCATCACCACAGTCCACTGGAGCGCATCCAAGACATCAGGTGAGCACACAGCCTCCAGCTATGGCTCTGTGGGCCTGACTGCTGGCGACACTGTTATCCCATTTGCTAATGTCACTGAAGCCAATGTGCTTGCATGGCTGGCATCTGCTCTGGACTTGACAGAGATGGAAGCCGCACTTGATGCCCAGCTTGCCGCCTTGGCTGCTCCTGCTGTGCTTAATGGCATGCCTTGGGCAACAACATAACGGGAAGCCGTAAACCTGCAAAAATACCTCGAACTAAAGGACTCCTATGGCAAGCACCTACTCCCCCTCGCTGCGGATTGAACTGATTAGCGCTGGCGAACAAGCCGGTACGTGGAACACCACGACCAACACCAGCCTCGGCACGATCATTGAATCGTCTATTGCTGGGTATGTGTCGGTGTCCGTCACCTCGGCCAACCAAGCCTTCACTGCGCTGGACGGCGCTCCTGACCAAGCGCGAAATGCCGTCATTGCACTGACCACCACAACCACAGCCAACTTCGCCGTCTACGCTCCGCCGCAGGAGAAGACATACATCATCTACAACACCACTGCCTACACAGCGACGATCTACAACTCCACGGTGCTGGGCAACACAACCGCAGCAGGAACTGGTATCGCTGTCCCGGCGGGTAAGAAAATCTTGGTGTTCAGTGACGGAACCAATTTCTATAGCGTAGATATATTTAACCTGACCGGCGCGGTAACTTCGGTGGGGAGCGTCACTTCCCTTGGCTCATTTACATCTGCTCAATTGCTGGCTGCGCTCACCGACGAAACGGGTACGGGCGCAAACGTATTTGCCACAAGCCCCACGCTGGTAACTCCCGCTCTGGGGACGCCATCTGCTTTGGTTGGTACAAACATCACGGGCACAGCCGCAGGTCTGAGCATCGGCGGTAACGCAGCAACAGCAACAGCAGCTACAACGCTAGTCACAACAGGCTTCTCTGTAGTTGAGTCGGCGGGGAAGCTGTACTTTAAGTACGGGGCTACCAACATTGCTTCGCTT